AATATCTCTCCAACAATAAGTTTGATGGAAGATTTAGGTGAACTTGTTTTTGAATCTACTCCTAGAAACTTAGAGCAAGAAGACTATGAGGGATTGGCTCTTCAATATTTAAGAAGGGTTCCTTTCGGAAAAGAAGTAGAAGATGTGCTGGCTGTGACAGGGAACGAACTTGAAGATGTCGGTAAGCAGTCCAAAGGTAAGGGCGTAGAGAGCGGGTTTGTGCCTCTATATAGTAAGGGTGGTGAAGTACTTGACGTACCTAACGTACCTACAGAGCCTGACGAGCGCATAGACAAGATGACAGGGCTGCCTTATGACCAACAGGCTGGTACAGCTTTTGTGGACGAGGAAGACCCTCTACGTAGGCTAGGCTTCAAAGGCGGCGGCGAGGTAGACCCTCTGTCTCGCCTTGGGTTCGGTATAGGTAGTTTAGTATCTAAAGGTTTTGCAAAACTCACCGACGATGCGGCTGATGTCAGCGAAGAAGCATTCAAGAAAGAGATGGATGACCTTGCAGGAGCTATTGACAAGGGCGAGACACCTAAGATGTTTGAAGAGCCTACGGCTAATATTACTGAACCTAAAAAATCTGAAGACTATCTATCTGTTTTAAATATTTCCAAAGATGAAGTTGATGTCTGGAAGGAACAAAATAAAGCAGACACTACCGCTTTAGATAATACCCCTGAGAAGCAAATGCTTGCTAGGGAACTAGCTGATCAATCAAAACCTATAGAGCAGCGTCGGTCTAATTTTTTAAATTATCTAGAAGGTAAAGATGCCGAAGGGAATGTTGTAGGATCTCCTGTTGTGAGGGAGTGGGAGGTAGACTCTGTTGAGGACTTAATAAAGAACATGCCTAGTGATAGAGATGTTGCTATGTCAGTTGCAAGTAAGCCAGATAAAAATAAATTTATCATAGGAGTTAATGATGATTTAAAAACTGGTGATCTACTTGCTTTTAGATTAGACATACCTGCATATAGAAGGCATAACATATGGACATTGACGGCTCATAAGCCTGTTAAGGGTCTTACTTGGGACTCTAATAAGAAAGGAGCTTCTGAGGTTTTAGGATACGGCAAAACAGGAAGACTGACTAATGTGGTTTTCTCAGGAGGTGATCCTGAAACTAACTTTAAAATAGCTTCAGGCGCAGGAGCTAAGACTCCGTTGGCTACTATGCAGGGTAACTGGGTTAATCACGATTCTTTTGAATTAGCTGAAGAGGCTCTAAGACTCGTTAAAGATCCTAACTCAGGATGGGTTCAGATAGGTTACAACCCTACTAATTTTGCTAATTTCTACAATAGAAAAACTTTAGAACCGATAACAGAGGCGGAAGATGTGATTCAGATAGGAGGATTTTTGATTGCTAAGAATCCAAAGACAGTTGATTTTAGTCCTGTGTTTACTACAACAAAGACAATGAAATTTAAAGACGGTAAAACTATTGAAGCTGGCACACAGATTCCTTTCTCTCAAGGAGGCAAGGTACTTAAAGCCTTGTCAAGAGGCAGATACTCAACAGGCAAGAGTCCATTTTATCAAGACGGAGAGTAAATGTACAAGTACTTCACAGAAGAAGAACTGGAGTGTAAGCACTGCCAATCCAAAGGTATGAACCCAGAGTTTATGAAGAAGGTAGATGCCTTGCGTGAGAAGATGGGGTTTAGCTTCCCTGTTAACTCCGCATACCGCTGTAAAGACCACCCCATAGAGGCCCGTAAAGCCTCTCCCGGCGCTCATGCGTCAGGCAGGGCCATAGACATAGGGGTGTCCCATGAGAGGGCTTACAGGCTCGTACAGGGCGCTCTAGAGGCAGGTTTTACAGGTATTGGTATAAGTCAGAAAGGCCCCACAAGGTTCATACACATTGATGATCTAGAGGACTCTGAGGCCCGTCCAAGACCACACATATGGAGTTATTAATATGAGTTTAGTAGCAAGCTTAGTAGGCCCTGTATCTGGACTACTGGATAAGTTTATTGAAGACAAGGATCAGAAGAATGCTTTGGCCCATGAGATTGCTACCATGTCTGAGAAACATGCACAGGAGTTAGCTAAGGGTCAGCTTGAGGTTAACAAAACTGAAGCAGCACACTCTAATATCTTTGTAAGCGGCTGGCGGCCCTTTATTGGCTGGACATGTGGGCTGGGTATGTTTGGTAACTTCATCACAATACCCTTTGCTAACTTTGTACTAGCCCTAGCGAGTATGGACATTGTTATTCCTCTAGTTCCGCTAGAAACTATGATGCCTGTTCTCATGGGTATGTTAGGTCTAGGTGCAATGAGGAGCTTTGAGAAGACCAGAAAATGATTATAGAGAGTGTTGCAGCCGCTTCAGCAATCTTGTCGAGTCTTAATGGACTGATAAAGACAGCCAATGAATCTGGGCAGGGTATCCAGCAGCTTATGGGCACTATCAGTGACTTTGGTGAAGCTTTAACAAACTTTGAAGTAGAGCGTAAGTCTAGTACATTCAAGCCTCTTAGTCAAAGCGAGATCTTGAAGCTAACCCAGATTAAAAAAAGCTATGAGAGATACTGGAAGGATGTACACGATATACTTCTTGTGGCAGACCCTGAGACTTTAGAAGCTTTTAAAGCGGCAAAAGCAGAGCAGGAGAGGGCCAGACAGGAGCATTTACGCTTAATAGCTCGTAAGAAAAAAGAAAGAGAAATACTTATGCAACAGTTATTAGTGGGTGGCGCTACATTGTTCATAGGTGGTATAATTGCTATTGGATCAATATTTATAATAGTAAAAGTTTTCGGAGGATAACATGGCGGCAAAGAAGAAGCCAGCTAAAAAGAAGTCAAGAGTTAACGAGGCGGGTAACTACACCAAGCCTACAATGCGTAAGCGTCTATTTGAAAAGATTAAAGCAGGTTCAAAGGGTGGTAAGCCGGGGCAGTGGTCAGCCCGTAAAGCTCAGATGCTTGCTAGGCAATACAAAGAAGCGGGTGGTGGGTATAAGTAATGGCGTTAAAAAAGTCACAGAAATCCCTAAAGAAGTGGACTAAAGAAAAATGGGGAACTAAATCAGGTAAACCATCAACACAAGGAGCAAAGGCAACAGGTGAAAGGTATCTCCCGAAGAAGGCTAGAGAGGCTCTATCAGACAAGGAGTACGCTGCCACTTCCCGAAAGAAACGTGAAGACACAAAGAAAGGAAAGCAGCACTCCAAGCAACCCAAAAAGATAGCTAAGAAAACAGCGAGGCATCGTAAATGAGAGAAGAGTACAAGAAGGGCGGTAAGTCTAGGAAGAAAGACCCTAGACTAGCCCGTGCAGGAGTTAGCGGTTATAACAAACCAAAGAGGACTCCGAAGCACCCTACAAAATCTCATGTTGTAGTGGCTAAAGAAGGCGATAAAGTTAAAACTATTCGCTTTGGTCAGCAAGGTGCTAGTACGGCAGGTAAGCCGAAGGCAGGAGAGTCTGAGCGTATGAAGAAGAAACGTGCAAGCTTCAAGGCTCGACATCGTAAGAATATTGCGAAGGGTAAAATGAGTGCAGCATATTGGGCAGATAAAACGAAATGGTAGGGCCTGTATCTGCTATATCAAGTACGTTGTTAAACAGCTATGTTGACACGCAAACAAGGCACAATGTTGTTACTGATCCTACTGGGGGTACTAATAGAATTGATACTACTGTTTTTAAAACTGTGTACTACCAGTATGATCATGGGACGATAAGTGTACGCAATGTGTCCTCATCATCCCAGACCATAAATATATCAGTTTAAAGCTTCCAACTCTTTCTCAAGATGTTCGTGAAGGTTTCCTACTTTAACATCTACCTCATTTAGTATTTTTTTAATTAGAGGTACATCGTATTCATCAAATATAGTAATTAATTCCTTCACAGGTATTTTACTATATTCACTCATGACTTGTCCCTTAGAGTTAATAAATACTTTAAAACTAATAATGTTTCCCTCCATGCTAGGCAACCTTAGTAAAGGAAACTTTACCAACGTCACCGCGCAGTCCAGCCTTCATGTAGGTGGTGGCACGACCTTCAAAGAAGTTCTGATGCTCTACGCCCAGTACATCGTCAAGCCAGTTTAATGGGTTGTCCTTGACTACATAGTTAGGTTTGAGTCCTAACTGTAACAACCTACGGTCAGCAATGTACCTGATGTACTGCTGCATTTCCTGTTTAGTCAAGCCCGGTATGTCACCTTGCTCAAACACAAGATCCAAGAACCTATCCTCTAGGTCAACCATTTCACGGCATGCCTGATAGATCTCCTTCTTGAAGTCATCAGTCCATAGGTCAATGTTCTCCTGCATAAACTCCCTGAAGAGCTTTGTCATTGCCTCTACGTGCATGGACTCATCACGTATACTGTAGGTAATAATCTGTCCCATTCCCTTCATCTTACCAAATCGTGGGAAGTTCAGTAGGATGATGAAGCTACTAAACAATTGCAAGCCTTCAGTAAAGCCTGAGTAGATAGCAAGCGCCTTAGCAATGCTCTTCTTGTCGCCTTTAGTAACCTTCACAGCGTTGATGTACTCATGCTTGTCAGCCATAGCTTCGTACTCTGAAAACGCCTTATACTCCACCTCTGGCATTCCTACAGTATCCAATAGTAGGCTATAGGCATGCTGGTGTATTGACTCCATGTTAGCGAATGAGGACATCATCATACGCGCCTCTGGCTTCTTGAAGATACGCATGTAGCGGTCTACGTACCCAGCACCTACGTCTACATCTGACTGTGTAAACAATCGGAAGATCTGAGTCAGTAGGTTCTTCTCCTCGTCAGTCATCGTCTGCCAGTCTTTAACATCATTGTGTAGCGGTACATCCTCTGGGAACCAGTGCATCTGGTTCTGCTGTGAGTAATAGTCGAACATCCAAGGATGGTCAAATGGTTTGTAGTAGTCTCTAGTATCTAATAAGCTCATCCTACATCTCCCTCCTTAATAAAGACACCATAAGTATTCATGTGCCCCTTCCTATCTTTAATATCGTCATACGCTACCTTTAGGCATTCCTCTAGGGTAGTGTCGTTCATTATGGCTAAGGTGTTTAACACCACCAAGCAGTCACCAATGTCATCAGTCACGTCACGCTCCTTGGCTATGTTATCCCCTAGCTCTCCTATCTCAGACACAAGCTTGGCAAATTGTGCCAGTGGTGTGCTATTATTTACTATACCACGATTCATAGCCCAAAGGCTTATTAGGTGTATTAGTTCATCACTCATCTTTTATGTTCTCCAAGTGTTCTCTTAGTAGTTGATTGAAACCTACATCAAGTATTAATTGAACGGCAGACGGTTCTAAATGAAGCTCTACCTCTGCGGAACCATCTTCGTTTTCTTTTACTTCGCCTACGACTATCTTAGGTAGTGTTTCATCTATCATTCTACTTCATGTCCCGTTGTTATTATTACAGATTTGAATACTTCAATCATATATATGATCTCTTTTATATCTAAAGAAGCTGTAGATTTAGCACTCATTAAGCCCTCTTCACTCCAACCAATAACCAGTAATTGCTCAAACTCATCTTTGCATTCATCCAGAACTTCATTAGCCGTAGCATTCTCAGGCATTAAACTTATTACATTACTCACTGAAGTGTGTCTCCAATACAATTAGTTTATCTTCTGCTTCTGCAATCTTAGCAACAAGGTTATCCATAGTCTCAACCAAGTTACCATGCTCTCCTACGCCCACAGGGTTGTCTAGATAGTTCTGCACCTCTGCCTTGTATATATCTATCTCAGCATTATACAGCTTCTTCATGGCGCTAATCTTTTGGTCTATCATTGAATCCTTCCTCTAACAGTTTTGTGTACTTATCGACATATTCTCTGTAGCTCAATGGCGCTTCACGTCTTTTGCATTTGTCATCCATGTAGCTTGCCCACATCTGAGAGCAATAGTAGCTATACATCCAAAATTGCTCATCTAAGTCCCTATAGTAGTCTAGGTACTCTTTCCATGATACAGACTTTTTTAGCTCTGGTATATAAAATTTAGCCCTGTAGACAGGGTGTTCATCAGCCTTCACAGCTTAGACACTCCTCTTCTAAATTAATTCTTGGTATCTTGATGTTAACATTCTCTGTATTTCTAGCCGCTGTAGTTCGCAGGTAATACATAGATTTGAGTTTGTTAGCTCCTGTCCAATGTACGTGATTAACGTATGCCAAATACTCATCGTGTACCTCCTGTGGCGCTGTCGCTGGGGGCGGTTCAAAGAATAGATTTACTGACTGCGCCTGACAGACGTACTTTTGTCTTTGGTAGGCGTGTTCAATGACCCAGATTTGGTTAAGTTCAGGCGCTGTTTTAAATACTTCCTTCTCTTCTTCTGTGAGTTCCTCCAAGTCTTTAACAGAGCCTTCAGCAGCAGCAATATCTTTCCACGTTTGTTCGTTGTTAATACCTTTCTTCTCAAGTAATTCCTCCAGATACTTATTCTTTACTTTGTATGAGCCTGTCAGCGTCTTGTGCGTAAATACATTAGCCCTCGTTGGCTCAATTGAAGGACTCGTTCCACCGCATATAATGCTACTAGAGGCATTAGGAGCAATAGCAAGCAGGTGAGAATTACGAAGGTTACTACCAACCATATCAGGTGCTTCAGTACGTTCAGATGCAAGAACACTAGAAGCTGATGTGGCTCTATCTTTAATGTGCTTGAATGCTCTGTTATTGAAACTGGCAGCGTACATACCTTCAAAAGGTATACCATTGCGTTGTAGGTAGCTGTGAAAGCCCATCGCTCCAAGGCCAATTGCGCGTTCTCTATATGCACTATAAGCGGCTTTTGTAAAGCCTTTTTTATCTGGGTGAACATACTTGCTAAACTCCTCAAAGGTGTCATCAAAGTGCCACGCATGTTCTCCATGTGTAGCGTTGTCAATGAAGTGTTCTATCACGTTGTCAAGCATTGTGATTAGATCACTGATGAATAACTCATTGTCCTTCCATTCGTCAAAGTACTCTAGGTTCACACTAGACAAGCAACAGACTGCTGTACGCTCCTCGCTAGTCGCTAAGGTAATCTCAGAGCATAGGTTACTCTGGCGTACCTCTAGTCCCATGTCCTTCTGTGTCTCCGGTAGAGCCTCGTTACAGCGGTCTAGGTTAACAATGTAGGGTTCCCCTGTCTCTGCCCTAGTGTGTATTAGCTGCCACCACAAGCCCCTTGCCGATACAGTCTTGATGGCCTGCTTAGACTTAGGATCAATCAGTCTCCACTGGTCATCGTTCCTGACTGCTTCAAGGAACTCATCTGTTATTGTAATTCCGTTGTGTAAATTAAGACACTTACGGTTAAGATCACCGCCAGTAGTCTTTCGCATTGCAATAAATTCTTCAACTTCTGGGTGAGTAATATCCATGTACGCTGCATAAGATCCTCTTCGTGTGATACCTTGATTAAACGCCAGCATCTGACTATCAACTACGTGCATGAAAGGAATGCTACCAGTAGACTGACTACCGTTAGAAGTTGAAACACCATTACTTCTAACAGCACCCCAATATCCACCCAAGCCTCCACCTCCACTTGCCAGCCATATGTTCTCATCATAGTGGTCAGATAAACCACGCCTTGAGTCAGGAACATAGTTGAGAAAACAGCTAATAGGTAAACCACGAGTGGTTCCCCCGTTACTAAGTATAGGAGTGCTAAAACCGAACCAGCCCTTGCTTGCGTAGTCGTAAAGTCGCTGTGCAAGATTGTAGTCAGTATGTCCTTGATACGTTGCACTATAGACCGATGCTCTTGCGAAGGCTTCTTGTGCATGGGTTTCATCCTCCCAGAAATATCTATCTTTTAAAGTTTCTAAAGAAAAAGTATTTAATAGGTCATCACGATCATAGTCAATCTGAATCCCCAGATAATCCTGCTTGCCAATTTTGGATGTCGTACTCGTCATCTTTCTCCCTTAACTGTTCTTTCCTGTACCCTCTGGTACGAGCTTTGTTTTTAGATTGTTTCTTTTTCTGAAACCTTTCAATACGTTCTGCTTTCCTATCGTAGATGCTCACTAGGATGCTCCAGCATATAAGTTATAAGACGCTCTTCGTACCAACGCGCCTTACGTAAATCTTCTATTGGCTTGCCCTTGTAGCGGCATCGCCAGTTATATTTGAGTGCATTACCACGGAGATAACCAATGTACTCATCGTGTGTAAGCATACCACGGATAGCGTCAATACACTCCATGTTACCATTGTTGTAGTGTGCTGGACGGTTCACCATGTCCGGCTTGTTGTCCGGTTTATCTACCATTTCACGGGCATTTTCGGGTATATTGTGAGATTTATTGTCCGGTTTATCTCCAAAAAAAGGATGGTCATTACTAACTTCATCCATCCACTCCCAGTCTTTCTTCCTGTTTAATTTGTCCCATTCTTCTGGGGTTGCGTCATCAATGCTCATTGCATCTCCAAATCAAGTTTGTCATTACGTTTTTTGTATTCCTCTGTATCCTTAGCTGCTACGTCGATCCAGCTGTCAGGTATAGTATCCTCACTGAACCACCTGAACCCATTAGCTGTTGCCCATTCTGCATGAGATCTCTTCGTACCATCTTTTCGTCTCTTGGCTCCCGGCATTGGAGCAGAAGGGTTGGCGAACAAGAATACTAGCTCAGTGTTTTTGGGTAAATGTTTTTTCACCCAGACATACTTGTTGTACTCTTGAAAATCCCAGAATCTACCCTTGGACTCAAGAAGAATCTT